TTCCAACTAGATCGTAGTGGTGAAACACTTAGAAAGTATAAGTTCTATGATGTATTCCCAACACAGGTTGCACCAATTGAATTATCTTATGATGCTCAAGGTATACAAGAGTTTCAGGTCGAACTTCAAGTTCTTTACTGGGAAGCAATTAAAGGTAACGGTGCTAACGCTGGTGGAGAGGACATTAACTAATTGCCTAAATAGTGCTATAATAGAAGTAAAAATATTATACTATGGCTAAACTGTTTGGTTTCTCTATTGATGACGGAAAAGATAAATCACCGTCAGTAGTATCCCCTGTCCCGAAAACGAATCAGGACGGGGTTGATAACTATATTTCTAGTGGTTTTTATGGATCATATCTAGATATTGAAGGAGTTTACAAAACTGAGCATGATTTAATTCGTAGATATCGTGAGATGGCACTTCACCCAGAGGCAGATGGTGCTATTGAAGATGTCGTAAATGAAGCAATAGTTAGTGATTTATATGATTCGCCTGTTGAGATAGAATTATCAAATTTAAATGCTGGTGATTCACTTAAAAAAGCAATTAGAGAAGAATTTAAAAATATAAAAGAAATCATGGACTTCGATAGGAAGGCACATGAAATATTCAGAAATTGGTATATTGATGGTAGAGTATATTATTTAAAAGTCATTGATGTTAAAAATCCTATGGCTGGTATACAGGATCTTAGATATATTGATCCTATGAAGATGAAATTTGTTCGTCAACAGAAAAAGGAAGATCCAAGAACAAAAATACAAGTTGGATCAAAAGGTGGAGCAGAGGGTGTTAATGAACCAGATATAGAAGAATACTTTTTATATACAGCAAAACCAAATTACAATTCTGGTATGGTTGCTGGATCTGGTGCTAAAAGAGGATCAGTAAAAATTGCAAAAGATTCAGTTGTTTACTGTAGTTCTGGATTAGTTGATCGTAACAAAGGGACAGTATTATCATACATGCATAAAGCGATCAAGGCTCTTAACCAATTAAGAATGATTGAAGATAGTCTTGTTATCTATAGATTATCAAGAGCACCAGAAAGAAGAATATTCTATATTGATGTTGGTAATCTTCCAAAGGTAAAGGCAGAACAATATCTAAAAGAAGTTATGAGTAGATATCGTAACAAATTAGTCTACGATGCAAACACTGGTGAGGTTAGAGATGACCGCAAATTTATGAGTATGCTAGAAGATTTTTGGTTGCCTCGTAGAGAAGGTGGTCGTGGAACTGAGATTACAACTTTACCTGGTGGTCAAAATTTAGGTGAATTAACTGATATTGAATACTTCCAGAAGAAACTATATCGTGCATTAGGTATTCCAGAGTCAAGAATCGCTGCAGAAGGTGGATTTAATTTAGGTCGTTCATCAGAAATATTAAGAGATGAATTAAAATTTGCGAAGTTTGTAGGTCGTTTAAGAAAACGTTTTGCACATATGTTTAATGATATGCTCAAAACACAGTTAATATTAAAGAACATTGTAACTCCAGAAGACTGGAATAAAATGGTAGATCATATTCAATATGACTTCTTATATGATAATCAGTTTGCAGAACTTAAAGAAACTGAAATGATACAAGGTCGTTTAGGTAATCTTGCACAAATTGAACCCTATATTGGTAAGTATTATTCGACTGAGTTTGTAAGAAAGAGAGTATTACGTCAGACAGATCAAGAAATTGAAGAGATTGATATGCAGATTGAAGACGAAATTGCAAAAGGTATTATTCCAAATCCTGCAGAAGTTGACCCAATCACAGGGGAACCAATACCATCAAATACGACACAAGAAGGTGAAGTTTTAGGAGATCAACCAGTTGATGAGGATGAAGATGAAGCTGCTGACCCAATAGTAGATGCTCAGTATCAAAAAGATACTAAAATAGCCGAGATATAAATAAACATATTGCTATAATATAATCTTATGGAAGAATTAGTGGATTTGATTGCGACAGACGCTAGTGCTAGTGATGTATCTGATAAAATAAAAGATGCATTGATGGCAAAGGCATCCGCTCGTATTGATGCTTTAAGACCTCAAGTTGCTTCAAATGTATTTGATGCAGAAGAAGGAGAAGTATCGGATAAACCAACTGAAGAGGACGAATAATGAAACTTATCACAGAAGAAGTCTCACAAGTAAAATTTATCACTGAAAAATATAAAGGCAAAAAACGTCTTTGTATCGAAGGTGTATTTCTTCAAGGTGGTATCAAAAATCGTAATGGAAGAATGTATCCCGTTGATATTCTTGAAAGAGAAGTTAACAGATATAATAAAACCTTCATCAAAGAAGGTAGAGCACTTGGTGAACTTGGTCATCCAGAAGGTCCTACAGTTAACTTAGATCGTGTATCCCACAAAATTACCTCGCTCGTAAGAGAAGGAAATAATTTTAGAGGAAAAGCGACTTTGCTTTCAACTCCTATGGGTAAGATTGCATCATCATTGCTAGATGAAGGAGTCAAACTTGGAGTCTCTTCTCGTGGTGTTGGATCACTAAGAGAAAGTAGTAATGGTTGTAAAATGGTTGGAGAAGATTTCCAATTAGCAACCGCTGCCGACATAGTGGCAGACCCTTCCGCACCAGACGCTTTTGTGAATGGAATAATGGAAGGAAAAGAATGGGTTTGGGAAGGAGGTTCTCTTCGTGAAGAACTTGCAGAAAAAACTCAGAAGACAATTAACACACTTGTCACACAACAAAGATTAGAAGAAAAGAAACTTAGTCTGTTTCAAAATTTTCTAAATAATCTCTAAATTTAAGAAAGCTATAAATAAGTATAGATTCTTACGAATTTCAATAAATCCACGGTAACTTTTTACACTAAATGGAAAACATCGAAGAAAACGTAGTCACCAAAGGTGCAAAACCTGCAGATCCAATGCCATCATCAGGCATTCCAGTAGAAGATCTAGGTGGTCCTACACCAGAAAACTATAAACCTGATGACGATTCAGCTAAGCTGAAGGATCCATCTGCAACTCTTGCACAAGTCAAGGACGTTGTTAATGCTAAAGCTGCAAAAGCAGAAGAAGCAGAAGTCGATGGGGAAGTTATCGAGGAGGAAGAGGCAACTACTGATGAAGTAGTCGCTGAAGAGGAAACAGCAACTGAAGAGGAATCAACAGATGTTGTTGCCGAAGAAGAAACTTCTGAAGAAGAAGTCATCGAAGAGGAAGAGGAGAAAATCGACATCGAAGCAGATGTTGCTGCTCTAATCGAAGGTGAAGAACTTTCAGAAGAGTTCCAAGCAAAAGCAAAGACTATCTTTGAGGGAGCAATCCGTTCTAAGGTTGCAGAAATCAAAGAAGAATTGCAAGAATCCTATGCTCAAGCACTAGTTGAAGAACTAGATGAAATAAAGAAAGGCTTAACAGAAAGAGTTGACTCTTATCTCGAATATGTTTGTGATGAGTGGTTCCAAGAGAACGCATTACAAGTAGAGACAGGACTCAAATCTGAAATGACTGAATCCTTCCTAGAAGGTATGAAGTCACTATTTGAAGAACATTATGTAACTGTACCTGAAGAAAAATATGATGTACTTAATAGCATGGTAGACAAGCTTGATGAAATGGAGAATAAACTCAATGAGCAAATTGATCGCAACGTTGCTCTAAATCGTAGGTTGGCAGAATCCAATGCAGATGGTGTTTTCGCTGCTGTATCTGAAGGTCTTGCAGACACTCAGAAGGAAAAACTCGCTACTCTTGCCGAAAATGTTGAGTTTGAAAGTGAGACAGACTATCGTGAGAAACTAGAAACACTGAAGGAATCATATTTCCCAAGTAAAACTAGTGCTCCAAAGAACACCTCTGAGAACTTATCAGAAGAGGTTTCAACAGAAGAAGTAATCTCGGAAGAGGCTACTCCTAGAATGCAAGCCTATCTAAATGTTCTTTCCAGAGCTGTTAAAAAGTGAATTTAACATTAATTCAAACAATAAACCGTAAGAGGTAATTTTCTCAAATGTACAATTCAGAACATTTGCAGGAAAAGTGGGGACCAATCCTCGATTATGATGGACTTGATCCAATCAAGGACGCACATAGAAGATCTACAACCGCAATCCTGCTTGAAAACCAAGAAAAAGAATTAAGAGAGGAAGCATCTTTCCTTTCAGAACAACCAACAGTAAACACTGGCACAACAAGTTCTGCAGCAGGTTTCTCTGCTGACGCAACTGCTGCTGGTCCTGTTGCAGGTTTCGACCCAGTACTTATCAGTCTAATTCGTCGTTCAATGCCTAACTTGGTGGCATACGATTTAGCTGGTGTACAACCAATGAATGGTCCAACTGGACTTATCTTCGCAATGAGATCCAGATTCACTTCACAGAGTGGAACTGAAGCACTATTCAACGAAGCAGATTCAGCATTCTCTGGTCAGAATGAAGGTTTCGACCTTACATCTGGTTTCACTGCTACAGGTGCATCTAACGTTGGTTTAGGTACAACTGCACAAAGTGGTTCAAATCCAGGATTACTTGCTGGAACTGCATCTCAAGCAAATGCTACTGACTACAACGTTGGTCAGGGTATGAGAACAGACGACGCTGAAGATTTAGGTACATCTGGAGATAACTTCAACGAAATGGCATTCTCAATCGAGAAAGTGACCGTTACAGCGAAGTCCAGAGCTCTAAAAGCAGAGTACAGTTTAGAACTAGCACAAGACCTTAAGGCAATCCACGGATTGAACGCAGAGGCAGAGTTAGCAAATATTCTATCAACTGAAATTCTTGCTGAAATCAACAGAGAAGTTATTAGAACTATCTACAAAACTGCTGAGACAGGTGCTCAGGTCAATACAGCAACTGCTGGTACATTCGACTTAGACACTGACTCAAACGGAAGATGGTCAGTTGAAAAATTCAAGGGACTATTATTCCAAATTGAAAGAGATGCAAACGCTATTGCACAAAGAACTCGTCGTGGAAAGGGTAACATCATCCTTTGCTCTGCTGACGTTGCTTCTGCACTAACAATGGCTGGTGTTCTAGATTACACCCCTGCACTTAATGTTAACTTAAACGTAGATGACACAGGTAATACATTTGCTGGTGTTCTACAAGGTAAGTATAGAGTATACATCGACCCATATGCTGCTAACTTAACAAGTGCTAACGCTGCACCTTCAGGTGGTAATCAGTATTACGTTGTTGGTTACAAAGGAACATCTCCTTATGACGCAGGAATATTCTACTGCCCTTACGTTCCACTACAGATGGTTCGTGCTGTGGGAGAGAACTCCTTCCAGCCAAAAATTGGCTTTAAGACCAGATATGGTATCGTTGCAAACCCATTTGCACAAGGTACTGACGCTGGTGTTGGTAAACTTATTGCTAACTCTAACAGATACTATCAGAGAGTTACAGTTAAGAACCTTATGTAATGTTCATTACATATTTTACTTCAGAGGGTGCTTGACACCCTCTTTTTTTATGTTATAATTTATTTGTAATATACACACATACAAAAATGAAAGTTACTGAAAAATTTGGAATTGTTAGTTTTGTTGCAGACCAATATTTGCATGAAGCTATACGCAGCATCGATTCTCGTTTTGGCGTTGGATATGCAAAGAAAAATCCAAGTCTTGTTTCTTCTATGATGACAATTATGGATAATACGTCAGGAAGAAATGATGGAAACATTGCAGAGTATAGATAGTCTGGTTTGAGACACACTAAGAGGAAGTTAAAAACTTCCTCTTTTTTTGCGTATAAATACTTATATGAAAGATAAGAAAGCAGCTAAAAAGATAATTAGAATTGCAAAATGTTGTCCAGAGTATTACACAGAAGCAGACGTAACTTACGCAAAAATTATTAAAAAAAATATAAAGGATCGACAAAAC